CGAAAGGATGCCTGGCATCCGTCGTCATCGGTGATCCGCTATCGCGAATTTCGCGACGAGGTTGCACGACAGCGCGTATGGGGACCGCGTGACGGTGACCTGGTCGTTTTTCTTATCCGCATCCCCCCCACCTGGTCGCTCGAGAAAAAGCTCGAGATGGACGGCTACCCGCACCAGAGCAAACCGGATTTCGACAACCTGTTGAAGGCGTTGCTCGATGCGTGCTACGGCAACGACGCGCACATCTGGACGCTGACACCGGCCAAGTTCTGGAGCAGTACGCCCGGCATCTACATCGAACGCCGCACACCGTCGGTCCGCTGCCCGTTCCTGGTGCCGGCGGGCATGCGTTCGTGAGCGGCGATCCGGACATCCACCTGTCACCCATTTCGCCGGCCGGTTCCGCCGGTCAATCCCAAAGCCACTCAGCCAAAACAGGCAAGGATCATCATCCAAGTGCATGGCTACGGAGGACGCCAGCGGTTCTGGCCGGCGATTCAATACGACCCGAGTCGGGCGGGAGGGCTGACGCCGATGACTGAACACTACGTCGTCGGTCGTCACGATGGTGTTAAGCGAAGCCTGTGCCGCGCACCGAAACTTCACGACGCGGAATGCGGTCACAGGTGGGAGCCGGTCGACCTCGAGCTGAACCCCGGCCAATGGGTGCGCCAGATCGTCGCGACCGAAAGGATCAAGCGGTGGAAGAAAGCGTGAGCGCGGCATTGCGGGAAACAACCGACCTGGCCGCTGATGCGTGGGAGGAGGGCGAACGGCGACTCGAAGACTGGGGCAGGTCATGCCGGCAAAACTCCGAAGCCCTGGGCATGCCGACGCTCAGTTCGATCGCAGCGATGATCGAGCATGTCAAGCGGCAAGAGCGACTGCAAAAGGGCGCACGGAAGAAAAAACTTCGCGAACGTCGCCGTAACCGCAAGCCCGGCGATCCGCCGATTGACCCTAAGGAAATCGCCGAGGAATACGGGTTCATCGATGCCGAACTGACAGCCAAGGGCAAGCAGATACAGACATTCCGTCCGACCTCCATGCGACTCGACTCAAAGGTAGCGCAGACCGACTACGTTGTATCGAGGCTCCCGAAGTGGGCAAAGAAGATCATCTACCGCAGTTTTCTGTACGGACAACCGAACCGTTTTGCGGCCGACGATATGATGATGCGGGAGGATGAGTACGAAAGCCGGCGCCGTTGTGCCGTTGAGCAGGTTGCAGAGCGACTTGGGCTGAGTTACAGTCTCGTCCGTGACCGCCCGGGAGGGATAGCCCGGAACGCCCCGCCCTGATACTTCTCGGGGAGCACGGGAGAACTGTACGGGAAAGGTGTCTCTCAATTATTCGTAGCTGGCCGCGCGCCGGCTTCTTCATTTAGGCTCGCCACTGGCGGGCCTTTTTCGTTTCCGGAGGCCGTCATGGAACAGGACCCGTGGCTCACAGCAGCGCGGCGCATCGACTATTTCCGCGTCGTGCCCCGGCTGATCATGGCGGCGTATTTCGCCTTTTTCATGAAGGCGTGGCTGCTGGTCTTCGAGTGGTTCGGCGCTTTCGACTGGAAGTCCCTGCCGGACGACCAGGTGGTCGGCGCGGTGGCGGCTGCCGCCATTGCGGGTTTCCCCACGGTGATACTGACGATCCTGACCAACGTGCTGTTCAAGCTGACCGCAAGCTACTGGAACGCCCCGGTGGCGACCAAGGAGCCGGAATGAAATGGTTTACGCCCGGAAGGGCTGCGATCCTGTTGCTGGTATTGCTGATCGTCGCGTTCGTGGCGGTGCTTTTGTAGCGGGACTACTTTGGTCAGTCGATTTTCAAATCGTCATAGACCAGATCGACCAGTATTGCCGACTGCTCCCTGATCCAGTCCTTGGCGTGCTGACGGTCCATTCGTTCACTGGCCAAGGCCACACTGCTTGCGTGTAGCAGGGACAGGACGATGGTTCTGGGGCCGCTGGCGGCTTCATTCGCTGCCATCAGGGCGTCTCGTGACGCTTTTGTGATTTCTTCCAGCGGGTGGTTTAGAGCGACGACCTTGCCCATAAGTGTCTCCTGAAGTGAGACTAAATTGTATCAATATGAGCGCCGAAAACCGTGATGCAAGTCCGCTGGTTTATGTGAACAAGGTTCCGGACAGGCAGAAATCGGTAATATCGGTGACCCGCCCACCGAGGCGGTTTTTTTTGGACCTAAAATGTTAAAACGTCTGTTCCTGCTTATTCTTGCAAGCATTCCGCTTTCGGCTGGAGCGGTGTCTGTCCGTTATTCGTTGGTGGCGAATTTTGATGGCAGCTATAGTACGGCGTATCCAATTGGTAATAAGCCGGACGAGGGTTCAGAAACACTTCCGGATGGCTGGAGTCGGGTCACGATTGATCCGGGTGTACTGACATTCGATTCTGCCAGTAATCGTGTCGAATACGATACCGGCGTATTTACACTGGAGACGGTCGGAGGGCAGATATGGGGCGATGGGGATTACGTTGACGGCCCCGGAATAACGATAGCCAGCGCAAATGATTTCAGCATCAAATGGCGGTTAGCTAGTGTCACGTCTACCGATCTGGGTTCTGGAAATCTGGATAAGCAGGGTGGGCTTTTGCGCGCATCGACGGCTAACGGCGCGCAAATGTTTTACCCGAGTCGAATTGAAGGAGGGAGCAGGCTAACTTATCGGGATACAACCGATGGAAATGCCGCTAATTTTTCGCCAAATCCGCACCAAAGCGATCAAGGATCGCCTCAATGGTGGTGGCCCCAGTGTGATCGGGCGACCGATCTCTGCCGGGTATATTTTGCAACAGGGGCATCCGATCCCGGGTCAGATCCGAATACCAATTGGTCGTTTCTGGGAGAATTCACACTTGACTGGATAACCAGCGGCGACCTGACGTTTGTTTTGGCCGCAACGCCGAACGACACGAATGACGAAGGAGACTCTATACTTGCGACCTTCGATAACGTCACTGTAGACACTTCGGCCCTGGACTTCGCGCCTGGGGAGGTTGTGTTTCAAGACTTGACGTATTCGGTTGCCGAGGATGACGGTACGGTGACGCTCACCGCAGTACGAAGCGGCACCGGTGCGGGCGCCTGCGAGGTCGGGTTGTCGGTGGATGGCGGCACGGCTGTTCCGGGTACCGATTTCACGACACCATCAGGAACCTTTACATGGGCTGATGGCGTCACCGGAACCGACACGGTCGCGATAACAATTCTCGACCGTGCGGGGCTGCAGAGCAGTCGAACAATCATCTTGTCACTTTCCGAGGTTGACTGCCCGTCCACAGTTGACAGTCAGGCGGCCACGGTCACGATCAGCGATACGGATGGCACCACCTTTGCCGCGGACACACCGTCATACACGTCTGTGATTCCTACCGTTGCCTGCTTTGGCTGTGATATTACGACCGGATGGGATGAGTCCTGGAGCGTTTATCACGTCACTAGTTTGGGGACCGGAAACGGGGCCGGGACGTATCGAGCGGCTGTTGGCGATGGCACAACATGGAGCGGCTGTAGGGCTGTCGTTTTCGACATATCCGGGACCATCAGTTACTCGCCCGGTACGCGAATAACTTACGACAATTCGTGCCTGCATGTGATGGGGGCAAGTGCGCCCTCGCCAGGAATTATCATTGCTGGCGTGAACAACTTCTTTACAGCCGATGACGTGATGTTTTCGGACATGACCTTTGCGCAGAAGGATTTCAGCAACAAGAGTCAGATTAACTCGATTGGGGATGCTTGCCGAATATTAAATTCCGATGGCGTAATTTTCTATCGCTCTATCTGCATGTTCGGTTCTGACGAAAACATAGACATCGAGAATTCCTCGAATGTGAACTTTATCCACAGTGCTTCGGCGTGGGGGTTGTGCGTTCACGGACATCCGAGTTATCCGGCTGGAACCTGTCACTCAATGGGTTTTCTGGCAGGCGTGCCAGTCACAAATGTTCTTGTGGCCCGTAGTGTTTTTGCGTTCAACCATCAGCGTAATCCTTTGTTTGGCGACACAGGAACTAACGGAGGAACATGGGCAAACAATATCATTTATGAATGGGGCAGTGGTAGTAATGCGGGTCACACTATAAATAGTACATTGACACTGAATATGGAGGGAAATCTATACCGGAAGTCATCGAGTCAGGCTGCGTTCCGTATTTTCTCCAGCGCTAACTCAGCGACTCGTGTGTTTTGGGATTCAACTGGCGACGGGATGAATCGTGGTCTTGGCTCAATATCCGATCCTCCGAGCTTTACCAATTCGGGCATTGCAGCGAATCAGGCGTCCAGCAGGCAAACAGGCAGCTATCCAGCCGGACTGAGCATTACAAATGTTGGCACCAACACCAGCGAGGAAACTGCGTTCTTACAGTTGCATTTGTCGTGCGACGGGCCGCGCCCTTCTGATAGATATGCTTTGTTGGACACGTTTTACGGGCACGTTGAGAATGGCACAGGATCAATTATCGACAATGTGTCGGACGTAGGGGGAATACCAACACTGACGCAGAACAGCGTCGATCATGACGACCTTCCGGCTGATCCGAATGCCGTCGGTAGCGTTGGGCATAACGCCTTGTGGGATTGGTGGATTGGCAAGGCCAATGGAGTAGCGCCGTCATGGTGTGCAATAAACTAATGCGTTATTTTTGGCTTGCTCTATCGCTCGTGGCGGCTCCATGCGCCGCACAAGTGACTATCCCGGACACGCCGACCAGCAACTCTAGTACTGTTGCACGTTCGTCTGATCCCTCATTCAGCCACACGGTAACGTCGGGTACGACCCTTGTGTTGGCCATTGCTTGTGGTGACGGTCACGCAGCACACAATGTCAACGGAGTAACCGGTGCCGGAGTGACCTGGTCGGAGGTATACGTAGACGACGATTCCACGAATGCCGCCTCCGCTGCGCAAGAGATTTGGGGTGCCGTTTCCCCAGATGTCGGCGCAACCACCGTTGCGGTTGACTACTCTAGCCATTCTACTGTCGATGGCGATTACATTGCAGTTGTCAACGTCAAGGGTACGGTAACTACAAATGTGGCTGCGGCTATTCAGCTTCTGTCGGAAGACCTGAACAATGCGGATGGCTCCGCTGGTGTAACCAGCCAGACATCGGTACACGCAAGCGGCGGGACGGGCGGCAATCACCTGTTGTTCACCGGGTGTCAGATTGGCGCAGGTGGCAGCGGCGGAACAAACGATGCGAGTTTTGTCGAGTTGCTTGACGCGAATACCGGTGGCGGCGCTAACAGCGCGTTGGACAAGTCCATACTGGTTGCCCACAAAGCCGCACCGTCCGCGATCACGCACACATGGAGCAGGGACGACGATAACGTAAGTGGGCTTTTTGAGCTGGTTGCTGCGGTTTCCGATGGAGAATTCGACGTTGCAGCGATGGTCATGGCGCAGAGTACGACCGCCTATACGATCACGGGCTCCCTGGATGCGGCGGGTACGGTAGATGGGGTAGCTTGCCTCAAAGATCAGACGGCTCCCACAATCGCACAGGTACAGGCAGGAGACTGTACGGGAGATGTTGCAGCGGAGGCGACGGACACTGATTCGCCATCGACAGGAGATTTCGATTTTAGCCTGACGCTGACCCCTGCCGATTCATTCCCGGTCTACGACTTGTATGTGACGGATGGCACTAACCTTACGACGCTGGCCGATGAGTTTCTTGATCCGCCGTCTACTTGCGGGGAAAACAGTGACGAGCTTTGTCAATTCTTATCCCTAACGAGTGTCGCCGGGACCAGTCCGATATTCGATTTCAACGATGCTGTAACACCGGATATCGCAAGCCCGGATGTTGTGATCGCACCGACTACAACCCAACCAGGAGATTTTGCACTCACTATTGAGGCGGATGGGGATTTCGAGTATCCGGGGGATGACTCAAGACAAAGTGCACAAAATATCTCGTTCTATGACGTGTCTGCCGAGGACTACCACGCCGACACGCTGGACTTCTGGGACCACGATGTTGCCATTGATTGCGATGACAATGTTGAAATATTGATCTTCGATGAAGACAGCCTGCCAGCCTCTATTGACCTTGACGATGATTGTACTGACGAATCACAGCCGACTTACGCCGTAACGGGTGGCACGCTGCATACTGGTTTTACGCTTACCGGGGCAACGGGTGTTCTGTCGTTCACTTACAGTACTGAAGATGAGGCTGGAGATTCGATAACCTTTACAGCTACTGGTGAGGCCGGAGACACCGATACACTGGTTCGCGATATCTATGTCGTGGACACATTCACTGCACCGACTATTACCGGGGCAAATTACGTTGACGCGGATGACACGATAATGGGGGCCGCTCCTTGGTATGGAGACAACCTTTCGATAACGTTCGATTTTGTCTGTGATGAGGTAGTTGCCGAGGACATCATTATTTCGCAGATCCCGGTAGCGAGTAGCGAAGTCGAGGAACCGTTGCAGGCTTGGAGTGCCACTGTCTCGACGGGACCGTGTGCGTTGTTGAAACGCAGGAGACGATAGGAATGAAAAAGTTACTTTGGGCACTTATTTTTCTGCCTGTCGCAGCCCTGGCGGACGTACATACCGCCAAGTACGGTGTTGAATCGACGTTCAACTTTGTGCTGTATAACGCCGACGGCACGTTGGACGACGACGAGGCAGACGGCGGCACGGAAGTGTCGGTGGCCTGCGATGAGGGCGCAGAGACGACCGCGACAAACGACTTCGCGGATGAGGGGACGTTTTACTCGATCACGCTCACGGCGGCAGAGATGCAGTGCGCCAGAGTAGCCGTTGTTGTTGCGGCGACGGACACGAACATATTCTTTGTTGAGACCTACGGACACGCATCATCGCAAAATCCTGACATTGATCCAGCCACTGCCCAGGCAGATCTCGATCTGTTGACCGATCCCGTGGGCGAGCCGGCCGGCGTCCCGGCTTGGAGCACGGCGACCGCGGCGGACCTGATCGCATGGCTCGCAGCCTGGACGCGGAACGAGGTCAACCAGACCGCTACCACGAAGTCGCTGCGCAACGATGCCGACACTGCCAACCTTGCCGAGTGTACTGTCAGCGACGACGCCACGACCTTTACGAGAGCAGAATGCGCCGCGCCTTAGTAGCGTTCTGCTTGCTGCTGTTCGCGGCCATGGCCATCGCGGACGTGGACACGCGGGACAAGCGCGCCTCGGCGATGAATGTCGGCGGCACCGACCTGGTATTGCCCAACCCCGACGGCACGATATCAGATGCTGATAGAGCGCACCTGGCCGGTGTCTACAGGGGCCTTACTGCGGAGCCAGGGTCGTCTGTATCAGAAGCCGGGGCCACCTCGGCATGTATTGGTATTAGCATGAACTGCAGGAACTGACAATATGAAACGACTCGCACTCCTGATCCTTTCCATCGGCTTGGTCGTTGTGGCCTCGGCTCAGCAAACCGCCGAGCAGTACACCCAGGTGCGGCATCTCGCCATCGGCGGTTTTCCGTACTACGGTGCCGCTGTGACGCCAAGCGATACGACCAGCCTGTCCCCGCCAGGGTATGTCAGGGCCGACGCGGCCGGCGCGGTGACGGCAGCCTGCAACGGAAACGGCATCGGCAATCAGATCACGCTGAATCTCGCTGCAGGCGAGTTCTTCCCGTGCCTGGTGGTACGTGTCTACGACACGAACACGGACGATATTAACCTGCACGTCTTTTACTGATGCGCTATCGCATCCTTGCGGCCAGGGTGTGCCTGACCAGCACGCAGTCCCTGGACGAATACGAGGCTCGCATGAATGAGCTGATGGCCAAGGGGTACATACCCTGGGGCCAGCCAGGTGTGGCCCTCGATGGCGAGAACACGGTGATCGTGCAGCACATGACCATGGACGACGACGAGGAAGAGGAACCGAAGCAGCCTGACGACATGGACTGATGCCTCGTCGAGCGCCCAGCATATGCACCTACCCCGGGTGCGGGCAGACGACCAAGGGCAAGGGCCGCTGCCCGAAGCATGCCGGCACTCGCAACAAGGAGATTGATGCCAGGCGTAGGGGTGCCAGGCAGCGTGGCTACGACAGGCGCTGGCAGAAGGCACGCGCTGCCTACCTGCGCGAGAACCCGCTGTGCGTCAAGTGCCTTGACGAGACGCCACCGCGTGACGAGCTCGCCACGGTGGTCGATCACATCATCGATCACAAGGGCGATCAGGAGCTGTTCTGGGATCGCAACAACTGGCAGTCGCTGTGCAAGAGGCACCATGACTCGAAGACCTGGCACACGCACCACGGTGGCCGGGAGGGGGGTTCAAAAGTCTGACGGATACGGCTTCGGGACCGTCGCTGCAGTGTTTATTTTTTCTACCGAGTTGAGAATTTCAGAACGTCAGGATTTGAGAATTACACGGCGCCGAAGAAACCCGGCGAACCGGAAGGTCGCGGTTTGCAGGTCGAGCCGAAAATCCCGAAGGCACCGAAGCTCGGCAACGGCCGAAACATTCTCGGCCGCGAGGGCATGCGCGAGTGGCGGCGGATCACGACGCTGCTGGCGAACGCGAAGGTGGTCGCGGAGATCGACCGCACGGTGCTGACGCAGTACTGCAAGCTGTGGGAGATGTTTTGCGCCGACTCATGCGTGACCGGAAACCAGGGAGATATGTTCAACGGGACCTCGGAGCCGAAAGAGTTCACCGCGGCGATGCACACCCAGATGCGACTGTGCGCGGTTGAGCTCGGACTGACTCCATCGGCCAGGTCGCGGCTTCGTGGCTAATGACCGAACAACTGCGCTGGGTCGCAAAGGGTATCGAATGGGGTAACGGTGTCCTCGACGGATCCGTCCCGGCCTGCCGCTATGTAAAGCTCGCGGTCGAGCGCTTCGTCAAGGATCTGAAGCGCACCGACTGGGAGTTCGAGTTCGATCCCGACCAGGCCGAGCTGTGGCTCGAGTTCATCTCGAACCTGCGGCATGTGAAGGGCAGGCGGTTTGCCGGCAATGCGTTCGAGCCGGCGGGCTTCCAGTGCTTCATCGTGATGAACATCTACGGCTGGGTGCACAAGGAAACCCGGTTCAGGCGTTTCACCGAAGCGTACATCGAGAAGCCACGCAAGAACGGCAAGTCCTTCCTGGCCGCGGGGCTCGCACTCGGTCATCTGTGCATTGACGACGAGCCTGGCGCCGAGGTCTACACCGGCGCGACCTCGGAGAAGCAAGCCTGGGAAGTGTTCCGGCCGGCGCGGCAGATGCTGCGGCGCGAGGACATGAACTGGCTGCTGAACGTCTACGGCATTGAGGTCAACGCGAAGTCGATCACGATCCCGATGGACGGCTCACGCTTTGAGCCACTGATCGGAAACCCGGGCGACGGAGCGAGCCCGTCGTTCACAGTCGTCGATGAGTTCCACGAGCACAAGACCAACGACCTGGTTGAGACCATGACCACCGGCATGGCGGCTCGGGAACAAAGCCTGCTGATGCAGATTACGACGGCCGGATCCGACTTCGGCGGTCCGTGCCGCGAGAAGCACAGCGACGTCGTGCGGATCCTCGAGGGCACCGAGCACGACGACTCGATCTTCGGGATCATCTTTACGATCGACGAGGGCGACGCCTGGGACAGTGTCGAGTCGCTGCAAAAAGCGAATCCGAACTGGGAGGTGATGAACCAGCGGTTTATCCTCGGCGAGCTCGCCAAGGCAAGGCGATCAGCGACCAAACAAAACTCGTTCAAAACCAAGCACTTAAACTTGTGGGTCGGTGCGAAGATCAGCTGGATGAACATGCTGGCCTTTCAGCGCTGTCAGCGGAAGAAGCTGTCGATCGACAAGTTCAAGGGCTGCCAGGCATTTCTCGGCATCGACCTGGCGAGCCGCGTCGACGTCGCCAGCGTGGCAATCCTGATTCCCGACGCCAGGGGCATCAACGCATTCTTCAAGCATTACCTGCCCGAGGACGCGGTTTACAACGACGAGAAGAACACGCGCTACAAGGGATGGTCGGAAGGCGGCTGGCTGACCACGACGCCCGGGGAAGTGATCGACTTTGACTACATCGAAGAGGATCTCAAGGAACTGGCATCGTTCCTTGAGATCATCGAAGCCGGCTACGACCCGTACCAGGCGACGCAGTTCGCGACGCACATGCTGGAAGACGGGTTTCCGATGGTTGAGGTTCGCCCGACAGTCCTGAACTTCTCCGAACCGATGAAGGAGCTCGAGGCGCTGATACTAAAGCGCCGGTTCTTCTATAACGACCCGATGTTCACCTGGATGATGGGCAACGTCGTTGCCAAGATCGACAAGAAAGACAACATCTATCCGGACAAAGAGCGCGTCGAGAACAAAATCGACGACGTTGTGGCAACAATAATGGCGATGAATCGATGGATGGCCAGCAGAGAAGACAGCATGCCGGACGACTACGAACTTACAGTCGCCTGATTTACGACATCACAGTTTCGATAGGAGTGGCATCCGTGACCTCTGGTGTTTACCTGAAATTCGGCACCGCGGCGGCGCTGATCACCTTCGGCGCGATGGTGATCGGCCTGTCCGTGTTTGCCGCTGAGCGTCTGTCGGGTCGCTGATGTTCTGGTCTGTCGTAGCCGACGCGAGCGAACGGGATCCCGCCGACGACTTCTGGTACGGCCCGGTAGGGCAGGCCACGTCGTCCGGCGTGCACGTCACGGCTGAGCGGGCGCTGGCACTGCCGGCGGTGTACTCGGCCGTGCGCGTGATCACCGACGCCATGGCGCAGATCCCGCTGATCCTGTACCGGCGCACCGACGATGGTGGAAAGGAGCGGGCGAACGTCCATCCGTTGTACCGACTTTTGCACCGCAAGCCGAACGAACAGCAAACCTCGTCGGAGTGGCGCGAGGTTATGCAGAACCACGTCCTGATGCGGGGCAACGCCTACAGCCGGATCCTGGACATGAACGGCAATCGCATCACGAAGCTGGATGTGCCGTTCCACCCGGACACGGTCCGCAGCGTGCGAATGCGCCGCGCAGACGGTGGCGTGCGTTACGACTTCAAAGTCCGGCAGGACGACGGCGAGATCACGCTGCAGCAGGACCAGGTGCTGCACATCCGGGGCCTCGGCATCGCATCGGACGGTCTCACGGGTCTGAGTCCGATCGATGTAGAGCGCGAGGCGATCGGCGCCGGCCTGGCCGCCCAGGACTTCACGGGCCGGTTCTTCTCGAACGATGCGCAGCCCGGCACCGGCTGGGTCGAGCACCCGGCGCACTTCGCGAGCGAAGAGAAGAAACAGAATTGGGTGAAGGCGTGGCGTGCCGCCCAGGCCGGCGCCAGCAAGTTCAGGACCCCGGTGCTCGAGTACGGGATGAAGTATCACCCGCTCGAGATCAAGCTGGTCGACGCCCAGTTCCTCGAGACGCGTAAGTACACGAACATGGACATCGCCCGGATCTTCCGGGTACCGCCGCACCTGATCATGGAGCTCGACCGCGCGACGTTCTCGAACATCACGCAGCAGGACATCGAGTTCGTGAAGTTCACCATGCTGCCCTGGCTGACCCGCTGGGAGCAGCGACTGTCGGCCTCGTTGCTGAACGACGACGAGCAGGAAGAGTACTTCTTCGAGTTCCTGGTCGACGGTCTGGAGCGTGGCGACGGCGAGGCGCGGGCGCGCTACTACAAGGCCGGCATCGTCGACGGCTGGCTGACCCGCAACGAGGTCCGTCGCCGGGAGAACCTGAATCCGCTGGACGGGCTCGACGAACCGCTCGAGCCGATGAATATGCGAAACCCGGGCGGCGACAACGACGAGCGTTTAAACGCACTGAAGGAGAGCGCGGCCACCGCGATGGCACGCAAACAGCGACACCAGGCGCAGTCGTCGGACAATCCTGCCATGTTTATGCGCAACGACTGGGCCACGGTGCGGGAGTTCATGCGCTGCCCGACATCGGACGCCCAACGGTACAGCGATTTCTCGGCAGCGCTGCTGCAGAACCGCCCGAACGGCATCGACTGGGCTTCGTGGGAAGCCAGCCAGGTTCAACTTGCGATGGAGATGACATGAAGCACCGACTACTGACGGCGTTCTACGACACGCCGTGGGCCATCATCCCGGAGCGCCTTCCGGTCATCCGTGCCGTGCTGCACCGCTGGGCCGACGGCATCAAGTTGTCCGACGAGGAAATCCAGGCCGCCGTCGGCGATGCCCCGGAAGCGGCCGCCCAGCGACGCGCGCAAAGCGCGCCGCGCGGCATCGCGGTCCTGCCGATACTCGGCATTCTGGCGCAGCGGACCGCTGGCAGCGTCTCTGACCCGGGGACTGCACCCGACCGGGTTCGTGGCCAGTTCGCGGCGTTCATGGATCATCCGGACGTCGATGCGATCGTGCTCGATATCGACTCACCTGGCGGCAGCGTGTTCGGCATCCAGGAGCTCGCCGGCGATATCTTCGCGGCCCGCGGCCGGAAGAAGGTCATCGCAGTGGCGAACAGCCAGTCGGCGAGCGCCGCCTACTGGATCGGCAGCGCGGCCGATGAGTTCGTCATGACCACCGGCGGCACCGTCGGCTCGATCGGCGTCATGGCAGCCCACGAGGATCACTCGGCGGCGCTGGAGGCGAAGGGCGTCAAGGTCGAACTGATTTCGGCCGGCAAGTACAAGACCGAGGGGCACCCGTTCGGTCCCTTGAGCGAGGAAGGACGGGCAGCCATACAGGCGCGCATTGACGAGTACTACGACGCCTTTGTCAGCGCAGTCGCGAGACATCGGGACGTCGCTAAGGGCGACGTCATCAATGGATTCGGTGAGGGCCGCACGGTAACGGCGGCCCAGGCCGTGAAGGAAAACATGGTCGATCGCATCGAAACGTTCGATGCAGTGATCGACCGGCTGATGACCCGACCGCGGGCGCTGGCGCCGAAAAGGCGCGCAGGCACCCAGCGGGCGCTGGCCAACCAGATCGAAGTCGAGGGCAGGGCGATCCTCACCCGGTAGTACCGGGGCGGCCAGTGGCCGCGCAGTCCGTTCGTAATCCAACCCTATTCAAACTGCTACAGGAGTAGAAACGATGAACAGTCGTTTGCGGGCACTTATTGCCCGACGAGACAAGGCCCTCGATGAGGCGCGTGCTATCACCGCTGCACTGGGAGACGACGAGGATCTCACCGACGAGGATCGCGCGAAGTCGGACGAACTGCTGGCAAAAGCCACGCAGCTCAATGCCGACATCGCGCGGGAGAAGGAACTCGAAGCCTCGGCACAGCCCGATCCGTCGCAGAACAGCGACCCGATCATCACGGGTGGCGACCCGCGGATTCTGGCGGATCCGAAGCGAGGCTGGGACCACTTCGGCCAGTTTGCCGTGGCCCTGGTCCGTGCGGCCAACCCCGGCAACCGGGTGATCGATCCGCGACTCTCGATTGTGGCGGCGGCGCCGACCAATTTCGCCAACGAGGCGGTCGGCGAGGAAGGCGGCTACCTGGTGCCGCCGGCGTTTGCACAGGCGGTGAAGGAGTATTCCCTCGAGGAAGACGCGCTCCTGCCGCTGACGTCGAACGATCCGGTGTCCGGCAACGGCCTGAAACTGCCGGTCGACGAAACCACGCCGTGGGGAAGCGACGGCATCCGGGTGTACTGGGAAGGTGAAGCAGCCCAGGCCACGACCACGAAGCCGAGCCTGGAAGAGCGCGAGCTCCGCCTGCGGAAGCTGTTCGGTCTGGCACCGGTTACCGACGAGATGCTGGCGGATTCGGTATTCATGGCGAGCTATCTGCCGCGGAAACTCGGCGTTTCGGTTCGCTGGAAGACCAACGACGCCATCGTCAACGGCTCAGGTTCCGGCATGCCGCAGGGCTTCGTCAACTCCGGCGCCGTGGTCACTCAGACCAAGGAATCGGGGCAGACCGCGGACACCGTCGTATCGGGGAACGTCGCCAGGATGTACGCCCGCAACATCGCTCCCGCGAGTGCGGTCTGGCTGATCAACCCGGACGTGTTCAACCAGGTGGTTCTGCTCACCATCGGCGACCAGCCGGTGTGGGTAGCGACGAGCGGGCTGCGTGAATCACCGAATGGTCGTCTGCTGGGCCGTCCGATCATCCTGACGGATACCTGCCAGACCCTCGGCGATGCCGGTGACATCTACTTCG